ATTTAACTCTTTTACTGGTTCTATAATACCGCCTATTGTTTGTTTTAAATCTGGTAATCCTTTTGGCTGTAAAGTAATTATTTCTTCTCTTGGTCTGCCTGGGCCTGATGGCATATCGTTTATTGCCTTAGCTACATTTTTTGCCGCTACTTCCTCAGCTTCAAAGGTTTTTATTACCTCCTGCGTAGCCTGTGCCATTTTCAGCTTTTGCAGGGTTAGCGCTGCCGTTGCAGGGTTTAGCAATCCCAACTTTTCTTTCAAGCTTATTGATCCATCAAAAAGAACGCTAAAAAAACTCACTACTTCATTACCTACTTCCAATAACTTAATGTAGGCGGGTACTAATGCCTTTCCTAATATGGCCTGCTGATTCTTTAATTGTGCGTTTAGTTGTGCTGTTTTCTGTGCTGTGGTTAATGCAACATCACCAGCTTTGCCTAATTCCCTTTGAATGATAATTCCTGCCGCTTCCCCGAAATCACCTGTTTTAGCTATCTCCGCTTGCAACTCTGTGGCAGATATACCCAAGTTATCCATTACAAGGGTAGATTTACGGCCGATACCGTCAATAATGGAGTTCACTAAATAATCAACTGATTCACCGGTTTGCGCTGCCCGTTTAGTGGCAAATTCAAAGAACGTGGCAAGCTGATCTAAAGGAACTTTAAAGTTCTCAGCCCTTACCGCTTGCTGCATCAATTCTAAGTCGCTAATAGTACCCCTTGTGGCGTGTCTTAATTGTAATAGTAGATTGGGGTTATTTAGCCTGTCAAATGCTGCCTGCACACCTTCCATCTTTCCGGCAAGGGCTATGGCTTCATTTCCAAACCTTAGAACGCGATCAACAGCAAAAGCACCGGCAATAGCACCCCCTAAACCTGCAAATGCTTTGTTAAGCTGGTTAACGCCGCCCCTGGAGTTTTTGAGCTTGCCGTCCATGTCTTTAAGCCCTCTATCCAGCTTATCCAGCTTTGCGCCTATCTCAACATTTAATTCACCTGCTGTTAGTGCCATTTTTTAGTTTCCAAATTTTATCAGCTATGCGCCTTTCTTCATCCGTTATTGGCTTATATTCCCTCGCTGGCCTTTCGTCAATCTCTGGAATCTTCCAACTATCAAATACTTTTCTGCCAGCCATAGAAGCAGCAATGTTCCTATGCCACGCCTCTTGCCTTGCCATACGCATTAAATAACCCTTGGCTATATAATGGTATTCCTCCCACGTTAAACCCCTTAAATCGCTACGCCGTAAGCCTACCTCTGCCGCAAAGGTTAAAAGGTCGGGGATTGTTATCCTACGGCCATCACCTTTCCCTCGCCTTCCTCAACTGGTACGTTACTGGCAGAAACGTATTTATCCATCGCTTCAGCCATAATCTGCTTAGTTAATTCTGGGTCATTGTTCAACTCATTAAACAACTCCCGATAACTAAACGGAAATGATGGGTCTGCCGTCTTTAACGCAACGTGGCAAAAATGAACAAGGTTTCGCATAGCAGTAGTGCTAATGCGTTCATCTTCCTTGCCATTCATGCCAAATAAAACTCGCAAATCATTTACCTCATCAAGGTATTTAAATCCGCAAGCTTCGATAAATTCAATAGTAGCCAAGGCATCCCAGGCCACGTTGTAGCTTTTGTTTTTGATCTTTATCATAAATAATTATTAAGTTACTACTTGCTTAGTAGTAGCACCAGTACGCTGGATGGTTAAGCTGAAAGTAGCCGCATCATTCTTAGGTCCACTCAAGCTAAACGCTGAATAACGACCAGTAAATGACCATTGCGTACCACCGGAAGTAAGCTGCCCAAAAAGAACAGTTACCGTATTACCTGAAGCCCAATCATCATAAGCATCTGTTGCTCCTTCGTTAGTGTCTGAAGGATCCCATTTACCCTCAACACTAAATGTTTGGTCGCGCTCACCGCTAAGATATTCTTTGTCACCACCACTATCTTTAGTGGTAATGTCAATCATATCTGCTGAGGCTTCCATGTCTGCCTGTACGGTACCTTTAAGCTGGTTGCCGTTGGCACTAATTAGAATTACATCACCATTTAAAACTGCCATTTGATCTACTATTTAAAAATTACAATTCTTCTACTTCTATTCTAAACCTTAAAATACGCCTGGTTACTTGCTCTACATCTTCAAGCGAGTAATCCTTGATATCATTTTCAAGGTAAAAGAACGTGCAATTGAAATTGGGGGATAGTGAAGGAACGGCTGTTATCGTAGGCTTCAAAGCCTGCTTAACCTGGTTACAAATATTATCTAACTTTACATTGCTGCTTCCATCGTGTTGCAGCCTTGTAATTACTTGGATATTAATATATCCATTCTGCATAAACCTATCTTTTGCGCTACTTTCGCTAAGGTTTAAATCAGCGAGGTAAATATAATCATTTTGCGCTGATTGTGGCACAAGTTCAAAAACAGGTATTGTCTGCCCTTGATATGTGATGTTCCCATTTAGAGAACTAAACAGCGCACTATACAGCACATTGCTTACGTCTTTCATCAATCAATATTTTACATTGTTCGGGCATCCTTTCTAATTGTTGCTTATAACTTGTTTCCACGCACCAAGGCGTTACTATCTTATCATAAGCCCAAATGTTTACCGGGCTTTTTATATCCCACATTAAAGGCACATCTTCGCTTTGCAAATGTAACGCTTTTAAAGGGGCATAGCTTGTAATCTTCGTGTTGCTTAACATATCCAACCCCTTATCACCACCAGACCATAAATAACCATCAAAATGATCTACTATATCTCGGCTTACCATCCTTCCTGGTCCACAAACGCCAGCAATGCTGTTAGGCGGTATTGTGAAGTTCTTCGCTCTCCGCGTGCTATAATCTACAATACAAATAGCATCCGTTCCAAAGTAAGGCGTTTCTTTTTGTATCTCAGGTAGGTAATAAGCAAATAATTCAAGGCTGATTACATCATCGCTGCCCAATATCATTATGTAATCCCAATCCAAAACCAAAGCATCTTTAAGACCTCGGCTAAATTTTAAACCTACTGGATTATTTGGCTTTTGGCTATGGTAGATATTGCGCTGATCTAAAAACTTTACATCTTCATCTTCGGATGCCGTTATAAAAATGTCCATTTCTATATCGTGCTTCCAATGCTCTTTACAAGCATTAAACCCAGCAAGCATAATATCTACTATTTCTTGCCGGCCTTGCATACAAGTGTACCAAAGTATTTTAGGCTTTTTCATCGTGGTCTAAATGGTTTTTTTCGGTTTTTAACTATCTTTAGTATTTCAGCTTTCATCTTTTTGCTATTGCGCTCAAAAGCTGGCATTAGGTATGGCTGCGCTCTTTGTTTGCTTGTTCCAAATTCTACAAAGGAAGCATAGTTGGCGTTATGGCCTATCTCAGCACCTAATCTATTACGCTTGTGGTTTACATAAGCAGACTTTTTAAGATTACCAGTTCTGTATGGAGCAGCTTGTATGCTTTCCATTCTTATTTGCTGCGCCGTATAAGTTATTTCATCTTGCACTTGCTTTTTGATATGCTCACCATACTTATCAATGTTCTTTAGCAAACGCCGTAAACTGGATTGGTCTATCTGTGCCTTTAACTGCGCCATTAGTTTAAATTAATTTCATCCTCATCCCAAGGATTAAAGTTAATTTCATAATCCTCGCTGCTTTCAGCAAAGCACGAAGGGCATAAGCATAAATCTACAATCCTTTGCTCTGGCATATGCTTTTGCCACCATATATAAACCAGCAAATGAGATTTGCCATAAATGATTTCTTCGCATTCATCACAATAATCCATATCGCTAACCGCATCCTCCCAATAATACTCAACCCTTCCTATGATGTCGCTGGCTGCCATGCTACCTTTTTAGAATATCCTATAATCCTATTTACTTCTTTGTCCTCCTCAATTACGCTATGCAATACTATTAGCCTGCCTCGGTAATATATTGCAAACCTCTCGGATAATTCATTTAACGCTACGGCAGTATCAAAATCCGCTGGGTTAGTGTCGTTAGGATCATAATCACCAGCCACGTTAGGTCTGCGGCTGTGCATTGTAATTAAATAAGGCTTTTCGTGTACTGTCTTGCCGTTACTTTCAAATCTTGATCCGTGTTGCTGCTCTACCATTGCCCAATCTTCACGAATAGTAACCCATCCGGAATTAGTATAACCGCCTCTACCATCGGATGTGCCTTCATCCATTCTTAGCAACCTTACGCGCTCATTTAATTTGCCTGGGTTCATGCGTTTATAGTTTGTCGGTAAGGATTCCAAAGCATTTTAGCATCGTAGGTAAGCTGTGCTACGCTTCCTTCTACGGTTTCATTACCGCGATTAACATACATATCAGCAATAGTCTTTAGCATACCCTCAACCAATGGAGCATCTACGCTGGTCATTCCAGCTACATATTCAACCAAATAACCATCGGTATCATAAGCAGCAGAAGTAGTAACCGTAGCTGCTACGCTTACTTTTATTCGTGGCCAGTCTTGCCCTAATTTATAATAGTTGCCATTTAGCGTTAATGTTTCATCGCTTACGCCTGGCACTTGCTTTTTAACGCTTGTTAGGCTCTTTACTGGGCCTCTTGGCAGTTCTAATACTACGCTGCCATCGCTGTAATAATCCCATTCTTGAAACTCAAAAAAAGTAGTGCGTATTGTTTTCTCTACAATGGAACTATCAATATAGGCTTCGCATAGCTGGCGAGCAGCAGTAATCTGCCTTTCAATAATAACATCTTCAGAGGCTATTACTCCATACTCTTGTTTTAAGTATGCCTTTGCTTGAGCAGCGGTTATTGGCTCAGATCCGGTTGTGCTAACTACTTTTACTTCCGTTCTCATTTTCTTTCTTTTTAGATGGACGGCCTTTCTTTTTTGCAACTGGCTTTGGTGCTTTTTCAATCTTTGTTGGCTCTACTTTTTTAGCAACTTCATAGACCTTGCAAAATCCTCTATCAATGAGAAATTTAGCGCGGATAGGATTCTCAAAGTATCGCTCTCCGGGTTTATAAGTGCCATAGCTATCGCTTCGTGCGTGTTCTTTTAAGACTACCAATTCCATACTTGCCATTTTATTTTCGTTTAAATTAATAAAAAAAGGGGGCAGAATTACCGCCCCCTTCCTTCACCGTTGAACTTCCCCAAGTTCAATTAATCATTATTAGGTTGCTGCTGTTACGTCTGCGTAAGCATCGTAGAAGATACCGCTTGGACGGCCAATGGCCAGAGCCAAACGCTCTTCGATAACGATAGTTACAAGGTTCTTAATAGCATCATCCTCGTTTTGATCGTAGAAACGTACAGAAAGACCTGCTCTCTGGAATCCTTGAGCGGCACGAGCCATGTTAGCAACTAAGAACTGACCTTGAGTAATAGCAGTAGATTGACCTACAACCAAACCAGCGATAACCAAACGGCCATCAGTAGTAAAGTTGATGCGGTTTAGATACTGACCATCTGCGGTATCCTTCAGAAGCATGATGTCGTACATATCAACTGGGTGAACCAAGATAGTATCGGCAACATAATTAGAAGCAGCCAAAGTGGCAGCAGCAGCTATAATTGCATCAATCTTATGATCTACGTTAGAAAGAGTCAAACCAGAAGGCAAGTTAGCAGCGGTAAGAACGCCACTTGCTACTGATAGACCTTCGATTTGCTGAGGACCAGTACCGCCAGTTCCGTAAAGAAGTTGCTGATCTTCTTTGTCGTAAACATCTTCAGTTACTTGGAAAGTAACAAAAGAACTAACAAAGTCAAGATCGGTAAGCATCTCTTCTGAAATCTTGCTATAAGCAGCAATCTTAACAGCAGGAGCAACAGCAGTAATGATGTCCTTGTCGATTTGTGGCTTAGCACCAGCACCATCAACAGTAACAACAGTACCCTCGCCTGTTCCGCTTTCTTTGCGATATACTACTTTATCACCAATCATAGTTCCAAAAGGAATGAATTGACGAATACGCTCTCTGCGGCGTACGTTGTCAAAGATTCCAGGAATATACTGACGATCAACAGCAGCAGCAGCAGTTTGCGTTACGTTGCTTGCAAAAGTCATA